GCAGTTTGCAAGAGTATCCCAAGCTCCCACCCCAGTAACGTATAAAGTTTCTCCGACTTTAATTTCTGAATGAGAAATTCCAGAAATCAATGGCAAAGTTTTTATAGAGTTATCTATTCCAAAAAATGTATAATCTGCTGCGCTTGGAGAGCTTACGCTCTTATCAACTCCATATATGGCGGCATCCTCCACTGTCCCATTGGGCAAATCTATTTGTGCATATCCCGTAGTGCTTGAGCCAATGTATCTAGTTTCTAGTGGTTCGATTTTTGCAATTGTTGGAAATTTATTTACTTCTACGATGTCGTCTTCTGTTGCATTTTCCGGCAATACGGGTTCGTCCAATTTGATCGTTCCACTTTCATATCCCATTAAGTAGAATTTTTGACTTGTAATATTTTGCCCACTTAAAGTGATCGTATCTCCCATTACTCCAGAAGAAGGAGATATTAAACCAACATTCGCAGCTTCTTTAATATTTAGCACTTCCGAACTCTTTGCGGAGCTATAACTTCCCTCAAGCAGTATTTCTCCATCAGTAATACCATACGGAAGCCTTAATATTAATCCGGTCTTTGGGTAATCTGTAATTCCGGTTGGGTGAAACTCTGAGAAAAACCCATCATTATATACTGTCTGCGTTACCGTGGGTGTTTCAACGCCTGTAAAAGTAACTCCAGTTGTTAGCTCAATGTTCCCGCCAGATATTAAAATTTCCTCTCCAATCCTTTGGGAAGTAGGCTGGAATCCACTAAATATAATATCATCTGGTAAAGTTAAAAATCCATCAGTAGATTCTGCCGAGCCAGCGGCAGTCGTTAAAGAGATCATTCCGCTTATGTTTTGATACATAGCGTTTTTCTCTAGGTAAGAAACTCTATTTGGTACTGTAAATAAAATTCCTGTATTTGTAGTTCCTAAAATGCTGTAACTATCTATTGTTATATCGCCGTGCTTTAAGCTTAAAACGTTGTTTAAGCCTTCGCCGCTGATTTTAATTGAAGCTCCATGAATTCCAGACGTAGGAGAAATTTCTGTAATTTTAGGGGCTCCAGCGAAACTAAATGGTTGCCCTCCAGTTGCCCAACCTACTCCGTTATCTATTGCTAAATAATATGAGGCTTTATTTGAAAGACCCGGAACCTTTGCTGTTATTACTTGCGGGTCTCGAACAGGGTCTCCCAGAACATTATCAATTAAAACTGGAATTTTTGCGCCCAAGTAGCTACTTGATGATCCCGCTCCAGAAAACCATACCGAAAGAGTGTCTGAGAAAAATCCACTACCAGTTATAGAAAGCGTGTCTCCAACAAATCCCCCTACAGGACCAAAGCCACTAATAACTGGTGGATATTTTATATATATCTCTGAAGCTCCAAGGCCAGTGCCGTAAGGGCTTTGAAGAACGATGTTATAATAACCACTTATCTTTGTGCCACTTATCCCAGAAGGGCAAGAGAACCTCACTCCAGTAGTATCAAAAGTAGTAAAAGAAACTTGAGCGTTACTTGGGTTAATTAGATTCTGGGCTGTGCTAATGTCAAAACCCGAACCACTTGCGTACATGTATAAGCCAGTAACGCCACTAAGATAATTACCGGATACAGTCAAGAAGTTAGGGCCAAGAGTGCCCCCTTCAGGTATTCCGGTTGATATGTAATCTGTAGATGCCATTAGCTGCTATATACCTCATTTATTGTAGGTGGACGGTCCAAAATATCAAAATAAATACCAGACCTATGAACTGAACTAAGGTTATTCCTTAATTGTATATATGTTAACCCAGCGGTTACGCCTGCTGGTACATGGCCGGTGATTGCCCCAGATGCAGTCACCAAACCGAAACCCGTGGTTACTCCTCCAAAATTTACATTCCAATGATTGAAGGATTCCAGAGATGCATTATGATTATTTCTTTCTAGCACTCCTGTGACTAGGTTTTGACCAGAAATTGTGATTAAATCACCCTCTTGCCCAGACAACGGCTGTATGCCGGTGAGCCTTGCGCTTGTTCCTATACCAGAGTATACAGTAGATAAGCCGCTTATACCTACGATTTCAAAATATGTTCCTAAATTTCCACTCGGAACAACAACTGGAAGTATATCGGTTCTAGTGACTTCTCCACTATTGACTGTTCCGCTTAATCGATTGTCTCCAAAGAATATTCCTGTTACTCCAGAAAGAGCTAGGCCGCTGATATTTATTGTAGCGTAAGGATAAGGAAATGCATCGCTTAAATCTTCTATTTCTGGATTGGGTGTAAAGTTTTCGGAAGAAATGCCGGAGCTTTCTTTCCAAGTTGAGTGAATGTTTATTGGTCCATGTTGAGCTAAACGAGGTACTTCCGCTTCCATTAATCCAGAAGTTAAAATGTTAAATGAAGCTGCATCAACCCAAGAGCCGCTGGTAAAATAAATTCTATCTACTACATCTATATTCCTGCCATTTATTATAATTCTATCACCAATGAGGCCGGTAGTCGGAATAATGTTATAGATTCCGACTTCTTCTTGAGCAATGATAAATGAATTTGTGGTTGAACTCGATTCGTCTTCTCCATCTCCATCTGTAGTTGTGACAAAGCCGCCTGTTATAGCCACGTTGGGAAGTTTAAAGCAAAGCTCCGTGTCGCTTTTGTAATCTACTCCGCGAACTTCAATTCCTCCTATTTTTATAGTTGGAAAAGAGTTAAAATTATAACCGCTTAAACAAACAGTGTCTCCAACATATCCAGAGAGCTTTGATATGCCAGTAATTTGAGATATCTCAGAAGGCTTATCTTGCGTTATGGATAAAACGCCTTGAGGGTTAGATGTAGAAGTCCCCCCGACCTTTTTGTTTACTATTATTCCTCGCGCACCAAATTCTTCAACAATAGAAGAGCCCCCTTCCTGAGTAAAATAAGCAACCAAAAGCCCCTTCTCTCCGTAAAAACTCATTTCCCCACTTAAATTAGAATATCTTACGCTGGTCGTCGCCGTCTTACTTCCAAACACTATTCTATCTGGCTTAATATTTGTAACCCCTAAGCCGGTTTCTATCCCGTATTGCCTTTTTACATCATTAGAGTAAGAGAAAGTAACGTTGGTTATGTCTGCATATTCTCCCAAGCCTGTTCCATTAAGGGTTATATTGCTGCAGTTTAAAATTTCTTCATCTTTTGGCGGTGAACCGGCAATTGGACTAAAATCTCCAGTAACTTGATCGAAAAAAGATAAACCTACTCTTACTATTGCAGCCTCGTCTGGAGCGGCGTCTAATTGGTATTTTGTAATATATCCACTGTTAAAAACTAAGCCGCCTAGATTTCCGCTTATTGATCCGGTTTTTTCTTCGTAGAGTTTTGTTTTTACTGGATCATTACCCGTTAAATAATACTCCAAATCTATCGTTCCATTTACGGGGTCAGTTGCTGCGTATTGATAGGAAAATTTGTTGTTTGTGTCGTAGATAGGTGAAGTCGAAGCGTTTACACTAAAACTCATATTGCGAGCAAGAAGTAATTGTCCGTCAATTTCTATTTTGCAATTTTTGTAAGTATAAAACATTAATTATATCTCTTAGTATGAAATAATACTTGCGCGTAACTATTAGAATCAACATTTAAATTAGCGGAATCAAGTACAGCCCTTGATACATCTATTTCCATTGCCGTATCTAAAGAAGCATCACATAGGCTTCCTAATTTTAATACTTTAATTCTGGGATTAGCCGAGTCTCCGAAAGCGTTAAATCCGCTTTCTCCGGTAAACACAGTGGCTCTGTAGGTATCCTGCGTTAGAGTAATGTCCTCCTCAGAAGATAAAAAAGTTACCTGATTTGGAAATTTTTTACCTAAAGTATATATTGGATTGTATACTGGGGAAAATTTGTAAGAAAAATCATAAATAGGTAAAGTGAGGTCTCCCGCGTCTGTAATTGCTTTTGTGGTCCAAGAATGCGCGAGACCACTAAAACCCACCGGCAAATAGTCGGTTGATGAAGTCTTTTTCTGAAGCTCGCCAGTAGATGGTTCGTATCCAGCCATCGCCACCGAAGCTCTTAAAATTTGATTTGGGCCAATAGCTAATTGATATCTTTGTAAATAAAAAACGCCAGTAACCCCAGCTACTTCTACGGTTTGACCTAACAGGCCTGTGTAGTTTGTTGTATTTTTTAAATCAAGAACTCTTGCATAGAGCGGGTCTTTTTCTAAGTCTATATAGTAAGAAAATTGAGCATTGGTTCTGAAAAAACCATTGGGAGTTTGATGCGATAAATTGCGCCCTATAGTTCTTGCTGCAGAGACGGGTGCGGTAGAGTTTAAGGATATCCTTTCTACCATTAAACCCGTACCGTCAACTTTTACCTCTACATCATTAAAAAAAAGCATCGACCAAACCTTTTACCAACTAAAATTACACTTATTTTAGTTAGTTATGGCTACTAATTCGGGGGTATTAAGATACTCTCCTGAAGTAGATAAGCTGGATATGTAGCTTCTGTATGTTGCCGAAATTCTGACCTGATCCTCTGCTGTAACTGAATACGACTCACTTATTAGGGTTGCATTACTGAAGGCAAATTCGGTCAAAAGACTGTGGTTTTTGTAGTTTTTTAGCTTTATATCGAAATTTTTCAGCTTTGTCTTACAGGGGTATCCTTGCATGGTCATGCCCGAGTAGTCGTTTACTGTTATGGTAAAACTCGCTGTAACCGTAACTGGATAATCTATCTCCACAGATTGGGGCGTTCTTTTTCCTATTATATAATAATCTTTTCTAGGTATATTGATATTTACAGAATAATCTTCCACCAAATTAGTGGTAAAATCATCCAGTGTTATTTCTGCGGTAGTAGCTGCAGTTACGTTAAAATCTACAGATTCTTTATCTGTATCCCTTATGTGGTCCAATTCGGTTACTGCATGATCCGGAAAATCTCCCGTTTCTATTCTGCCCATATCTCCAACCACCTTGTAAGAAGCGGATAATTGAGGTATTTCTCCTATGGCGCAGGTATTAGAATAAGAAGTAAGATACCCAGAATAAAAGCTGTAATTATCAGTAGAGTTTGCTCTTTCTTTAAGTATATATGCGTTAATGGCCCCACTTTTTATTGTTTTTATAAATGGGTCAGAAGCAACGGCCAAAGCCGAGAAGTTCATAGACCCTTGCGCTTCCCTAGATGGGTAAGGAATTACGTCGCTTAAACCAACAAATTCTAAAGGAGCTTCCGGCAATTCATGAGACCCTTCAACCGATTGAACCCCAAAAGCCTGTCCAGAACCTATAAATACCTGTTGGTTTTCTCTGTTTAATATAGAAAAAGCCATGTACAAATAATTACACCTCATGTGTAAATATGTGTAAATAATCAAGGAAAAAGGATTCTAAGATGGCAAATATTTATGAAATTGATCCGTGGGCAAATTCCACAGATTATAAAAAAAATGACATTGTTTGGTGGCCCATAAATCGCGTAAATTATTATTGGTACGCCCTCGTAGATCACACTTCCTCGTCTCAACCCTCTTTATCTAACGGTAATTGGGCCGGGGTAAGATATAGCGGTAAAGTCTCCTCTATTAAGCCTAGTTTTTTCTGGAAGCCTTCTTACAATCTACAAGTAACTTCTGAACCAAAGGTGGCTTCAATCCGATTCGGAGATGGATACGAACAAAGAATAATCGACGGCATAAATAATATTTTACTAAGATGTTCTGCTGCTTTTGAGCTTAGAGACAAAACAGAATCTAGAGCAATATCTCATTTTCTTGCGACTAGAGCCGGAACCGAATCATTCTTAATGACTTTGCCAGAACCTTACGACGCTGAAAAATTATATATCTGTAGAAGGTGGAATAATTCTGTTAATTTTTATGATAATTATTCCATTAAAATGGAACTAGAGGAAGTGACCGAATAATGCCTAAAGATACAAAATTATCTGAATTTGAAATTGTAAGCGCAGATGCGTCTAAGCAGTCGCGTCAAAAAGTGATTTCTAATTCACTTTCGCTACAACCATCTGCTGTTGTTTCATTATTTGAAATTGATGTAGAACAATTATTAATCGACATGCTTGTTCCTTATGATTTAATTAATAGGAACGATGCTGTATTTAGATTTCACAATAATTTAAAATTAACAAAGCAGGACATAGTCTGGAGAGGGCAAACTTATAAAGCCGCTCCAATTCAAGTTACTGGTTATGAATCAAGTGCGAAAGGAACCCTTGCAGCGCCAAGGCTCTCATTTTCGGCAGACGAAGGATCAACTTATTTTAGACAATTAAGGGGACTGTTAAGGCAACTTGAGGATTTGATTGGTGCGAAAGTTTCAAGAATCAGAACTTTTGCAAAATATTTAGATAAAGAAAACTTTTACGTATCTGTTGGGGGAAAAGATCATTTAATAGGTGATAAATCCACTGAGCCTAAAGATTTTGAACCCGACCCATTAGCTGAATTTCCAAGAGAAATATTCTTTATAGAACGCAAGGCTGCAGAAAGTAAAATTGGTTTAGAATTCGAATTAACTACCCCAACGAACTTAGAAACCGCTAGAATTCCAAATAGGAAAGTTATAGCAAGAACTTGTCAATTTTCTTACAGAGGAGAAGGATGCCTTTATGAATATAAAAGTAGATTTCAATTAGTTGACGCTCTTAACAGGGCTGACGCTGAAAACACCTTTGGTAGTGATAATATAAAAGCTCTCAATTTCCCCGAAAAAGCTCCCCCAGTAGCAACCGAGAACAACGAACTAATAAAAGACATCGTTTCAAATTATAGCGCAAATAGAAGCCATAGTAAATGGGCCACTTGGCTCACATACAGCAAAGGAGACATCGTTTTTATAGAAAAAAATGGAATTAGATATTTTTATGTTGCGAAGGTAAACATAACAGAAACTGCAGAACAAAGATTATCGGTAGCTCCCCCTAATAGAAATTATTGGGTAGCTGATACGTGTTCAAAAAATTTAGAAGGTTGTAAGTTGAGATGGAATGACGCATACAAAAAGAAAAAAGGATTAGACTATGTAGGAGCTTTTCAAACTAGCGCTGCAACTAGAGGTGCTGGTACACACGGAGACGGAAACACGCACAACGGATGTTTACCATTTGGAGGTTTCCCGGCTTCACAAAAACTAGAAGATTACAACACGTAATTCATGATTGACGAAATTAAAAAACAAATCAAGAATCACGCCATTGAGGAACTCCCCAATGAGTGTTGTGGATTACTGTTAGAAAAAGAACCCACGCATGAATTGAAAATTTTAAAATGCGAGAATAACTCAATAAATAAAAAATCTAGATTTTCTATTTCTGCAAAAGATTACCTTGAAGCCTCCAAAGAGGGGACGATCTTAGCTTTTTACCATTCTCATAACTCAGAAAACGATCATTTTTCTGAATACGACAAAGCTCAAAGCGAAGGGCACAAGTTAAAATGTATTATGTACTGCTTAAATAAAAACAGCTTCCATGAATACGTTCCAAACAATTTTAAACCCTCTTACATGGGCAAGGATTTTGAATTAGGCAAAAACGACTGTTTTACTCTTATAAGAGATTTTTATAAAAACGAATATGATATTGAAATAAAAAATTACCATAGAGATCACAAATGGCCGATTGAAAACCCAGATTATTACGAAGCTAATTATGAAGCAGAGGGTTTTGTTAAAATTTTCGATGGCCCAATAAATGACACATCAAAATTAAAAAGGGGAGATTTAATACTTATGAAGCCTTTCGGCAAAAAGAACCCTTCTCATGGAGCCATATATATGGACAAAGACTTGATCCTTCACCACCAAGTAAATTGCTATTCAAGAATTGAAAATTACAACAACTCTTTTAAGCAAAGAACGGTCCTAACAGCTAGGCACAAGCAAAACCTATGAAAATAAATGATTCTATCAAAGAATTTATCATAAAACATTCTTTGGACTCTGCTCCAAATGAATGCGGTGGCATTGTCTTGGAAGACGGGGTCGAAAGATGCACCAACCTTTCTTCGCTGCCTGAAGAAAGTTGCGTCATGAGTTTTGAGGAGGTTAGTCGAAAATCTAAAAACAAAAAAATAAAAGCTATTTATCATTCTCATGTTAATGATAATGAAGATTTTTCTTGGGAAGACAAAGCCGCAAGCGAAAGCTTTAAAAAAGATTTAATATTATATTGTGTACCCAAAAAGCTTTTTAAATTTTATGAGCCAAATGGTTTTGTTGCGCCATTTGTGGGAAGACGTTGGATTCAGGGGGTATTCACATGTATCTCTATAATTGAAGATTATTATAGAAAAAATTTCAATATTGAGGTGAAAGGCTATGACGAAGTTGAAATTTGTGGACATAAAATTAAACACATGGATATCTCAGCTATATACGCCAAATCTCTTTACGATAAAAGCGCCAAAGAAATGGTTGAAAATAAAAATAACGAAAAAATGTGGCCCTTTATCCTAGAGCAAAGTGGGTTTAATTGCGTCAACGATTTCAAAAAGCATGACGTTATTTTATGCAGGGGCTTGAACGAAAAATGGAACAAACGTTTCAATATAAATTACGCAATCCACGCCGGTATTTATCTAGGAGACGGAAAAATATTGCATCACCCATATAAGCTAAATTCTACAATAGAAAAGCTTGATCAAAAATTAAAGTTGTCAATTCATAAAGTTTATAGGCATAATAAATTAAAATGACAAAAGTAAAATTACATGGAGCATTAGGCGAAGAAGTTGGAAACGCAGATTGGAATTTGAAAGTTTCCAGCGTAAAGGAGGCTATTCACGCGATAAACTGCATGACAAATAAAAGGCTCTCCAAAATATTTTTAGAGAAAGGTAAGGGAAACGTAAAATACAGAGTATTAATCAATGGAGAAGATTTTATCGCTGAAAATAAATTCAATAATGATTTAACTTCGGCTGAAGCTCTGCAAAAAGATATAGACAACGCAGCTAATTCAGAGTTATGCATAAAAAAACAAATAGAAACTATAGATATAGTTCCAATCTTAGAGGGCGCTGATGAAGTGGTCATGACCGTTGTTGGAGCCATATTGTTCGTGGTTGGTGTTGTTTTAACCCTTACGGGTAACCCGCTTGGTCCTATATTTCTGGCAGTAGGTTCCGCGTTGCTGGCCGCCGGTATTACTGCGATGCTTATGGAGCCTCCGGATTTTAAACAGGTTAGAGAAATTGAAGGCATGATGTCTGATTCTTATTTATTTAACGGTCCAGTAAATTCAATTCGAGAAGGTGGCGCAGTGCCCGTGGTCTTTGGGCAATTGTTGGCTGGTAGTCAAGTAATTGCTGCATACTACGATGTTGATGATACTATAGCAGGAGAAAGCACATTAAACACATAATGGAAGAAAACGATCAAAATTTAAAACCTGAATATGATCAGAACATTTCTGGCGATATGTATTCTTTATATGGAGGAGGTCCACCTCCGCCTCCAACCCCCAGAGACCCAGTTGAAGAGCCAGAGGGTGTCCGTTATTACGAGTTTGATGACGTTTTTACGACTGGGTTAAATAGACCCGAAGACCCCGACAAACAGGGTAAACCCCCGGGGGCGGTAGCGTTAGCTACTATTGAAGTCTTAGACCTCATTAGTGAAGGTGAAATAGAGGGTTTATGCTCTGGTACTTATACTTATAAATCTACAGCTTTTGAAACCGGATACCAAGAAGCGCAATTCAATCCTTATGTTCCGACCTCTGCAGGGGGTAGCACTCCAAGCGCTTCGGGATATTTTCGTTCTGTACTTTACAATGATATGGAGGTTATTTCCGAGGCGGGTAGAAGAAATTTCCAAAAAGTAGACCTTGCTTTTACCAGAGGAACTCCAGCTGGCGAGAACTTGGTATTGGATTCAAATTCAGATGAAGAATTACAAGTTTCGCGCAATATAAGCGAAAGGCTTCGTGGGCCAGAACTTCAATATAAAGGCGGCGATTACTTGCCGGATGAAATGGAATTAGCTGATGGAGCAGACCCCCAAGGCAGAGACAATGCTAAATTTTATAAAATTTTAAACACCAAATCTGTAGGGTTTAAAGTTAATGTCAGAGTCGGGTCTTTATTCTATAGAAAAATGGATGGCCCCGACAAGTACAGAGGCTCACCTCAAAAAGTAGGAAAAGGTGACACTAAAGCAACAACTGTAATATACAGGATAGACTATAGACCGTTCTTTAATAACGAAGAAGATAACGAAGAATTTTTCCCCAGAAATGCGGATGGAACAATTAACCAAAATACCTCTAATGTTGTCAAGGAAACAATTTATGGTAAAATTTCTGCTGGCTATATAAGAGAAACCGAAATAAAATTCGACCAAACTAAATATAAAGCCGCCATAGAAGACCCTGCATTCATGGGGTGGAATATAGTAGTTTACAGAGAAACATTTGATTCCTTCAGGGGTACGTTAGCGAACCAAACCTCAGTAGATTCTTTGGTAGAAATTTTTGAAGAAAAGTTTTCTCTACCAAATTCAGCTTACATAAGACAAAGGTTTCAAGCTGATTCGTTTCAGGGCATTCCAGATAGGAAGTTTCTAATCAAAGGAATTAAAGTCAAAATTCCCAATAACTATAATCCAATTCTTCACGCATACGGAGCTCAAAAAGCTGGAACAAGTTCTGCCGGACTAACAACGGCAAAGGGCGGAGACCCAACGCTGGAGGCTGCTTATGATCAAAACGGGGATAGCTATGGACAAACAAACCTTATCTGGAATGGAGATTGGAAAAGAAACCCGGATGGAAGCTTGCTAAAACAATGGACCAATAATCCCGCTTGGATTTATTACGATTTAGTTACCAACAAGAGATATGGCCTAGGAAAAATTATTGAAAAAAGTCAAATAGATAAATGGTCGCTTTTTGAATTGGCGAAATATTGCGACGAAATGGTGCCCAATGGAAAATATAATGCAGATGGCTCAGAACAGTCAGAGCCAAGATTTGTTTGTAATTGTTCTATAGTCAATGAGGAAGACGCACATCAGGTTTTAAATTCCTTAGCTAGCGTATTTAGAGGCTTAACATTTTACGCAGGAGGATCAATTAGCGCAACTTACGATGCCCCCAAAGAACCTTCTTACATATTTTCAAATGCTAATGTAATTAACGGAGATTTCATTTATATGGGAAGCTCCAAGAGAAGCAGAAGTACGGTTTGTATGGTCAGATTCAATGACGAAGACGAATATTATTCCCCAACCATAGAGTATGTAGAAGACGAGGCTAGCGTTAAAAAATATGGAATTAAAATGAGAGACCTCACCGCTTTTGGGGTGACCAGCAAATCTCAGGCTAAAAGATTAGCAAGATATGTATTAGCCACGGAAAGAATGGAGACAGAAACTTGCGCGTTTACGGCTGGCATTGAAGCTTCGTTTTTGAAACCCGGAGACGTAATCGGCGTTGCTGACTCCAGTAGACCAACAGTTAAGGAGCTATCTCACAGAAGAAAAGGGGGAAGAACAGTTGAAGCAGTTCAAATCAATTCTGGAGTAAATGGAGATTATAATTATACTGGAAAAGTCTTTTTAGATTCTTCTATTTCTGGTTTTGTGAACAATTCTAACGTGCCCGTAGCTAACAACTTTACGCTAAGGTTAGTAACGCCACAGGTTTCGGTTGACCCCCTCACTACTGACGTAGCAAATAGTGACGAAGTAGAAACGCTAATTAACAGAGACCCAGTTCAAACTTTATCCTTTTTCCCTCAAGACGTAGTAGAAACTGGCTACTACCTAGAAGGCTCGGGGCTTAACTCAAGAAGTTATATAAACATTACGGGAGACTATAGGGGTACAAACCTAATAGATACATTAAATTATAATGTCACAGGTTTTACTGGTGTTTTATACAATTGGGGAGCAAATGGTAAACTAAATAATTCGACAGCCGGAACTGGATTCATAGAGCAAGCTCCCGATAACTTATTGTGGTCTATAGAACACACAGGAACACAAATAGACTCAGTTAGAGATTTAGAATTATTTAAAGTAGTATCTCTAAAAGAGAAAGAAGGATTTAAGATTGCTGTTCAATGCATGTCTCATGATCCAGATAAATTCTCATTTGTAGATAACTTGCAAGATTTAGATTCTACTCCTCCAACAGACACGCCAGACCAACCAAGGGGCGTTACATCTGCTGGAGATATCAGGATTATTCAAATGCCAATCCCGGGAACACACGCCAAAAGGCTGACATACAGTTTTTTGCCTCCGGTAAACAAACACGCATTAGATGGTTATAAAGTATATATAAAACATGGTTCAGACTTTGATAATACAGACGATTACCTAGAAGACCCATATGGAATACATCCAGATAATAATTACTTTCATGCGTTCCTTCCTCAAGACGTAACTGAAGACGACTACATACCCGCGAAAAATGGAACATACTATTTTAGAATTTATTCTATAAATAAAATAGGAAGATCGAGAAACAAGCTCCAATTTGTGGATGGAAGCATTGTTGTTTACGGGGTGAATTTGCTTCAAGACCTAGAGGTTAAATCGTTATGTTTGTTAGATGACCAGAATGATAATTCATCAGCTTCTAAAGATGCACCTAGTCATTTCAAGACTTCTTTTTCCACGGTTACATGGCAAGCGGGTTTTGCTCCAGCTGCACTGCAAGGATTGAACGTCCCTGCTGATTTTACTTGGAGAGTATCCTACAGAGAACCGGATAAATACATATCATACCCAACAGACACGATATTACATGAGAACACGGGAATTAACAGGCATGTATTTGCTAGTACGCTTACGGTAGATGTGAACGCTCAAATCTCCGCTTCTACCGAAGATGAAATTGCGCCATTTAGGAATTTAGACGTAGTTGTTGAAGCTCTTGACGACGATGGAAATAGTTCGGCTGGCGGAACGGTAGTTTATAACTCAGATGGTGTTTGCACTCAAGATTCAAGTTATTCTAATCAAGGTGGATGGGATATAGCTTATATTTCCAATCCTCCGGTAAGTGGAGTAAGGTTAACAAAAAAATTCGCCGCAACAGATGGTGAATTTAAAGAGCAGTGCGGAATAGGTCCAGCCGTAAATATTTGCACAGACCAATGGATAGAAGACAATG